CTTAACCGTATCCTTGAAGGGCATGAAGATTTGTACTTCCATCATTAGAGCAATCATTCTACTCCTCAAATCTGCCCCACTCTCGATGCCTTGGAACTCACCTAGAGTTCTATTACCTTTAACAGTTTGACCCTGCCTAAATGGGTTAATACCGAACATCATGTTAGACATATTAAGGGTTTGCTGTAAGTCTTGCATAGCGCCAATAGTACTATCATCCTGAAATGGGATAGGCATATAAGCATCCTTAAGAGACTTACCCATTTTAAGGTTCTTAACTGGAATCTTAGCCGCCGGCGTAGGGGAGTTAATATCTACCTTATCTATCAGAGTAGAATCATAAATGCCCCTATCATTGATTGCACGCTTAGCACTAGCTATTCTGATATTATACATAGCAGAGCCAGCTACCTGTAGTGGAATCTGTGCTTCACCAATACCTCTAGTCTGATAGGAGAAGCCATCTTCTACACTCTGGCCGAATAGAACTGGGAGCCTATCATGGGGGGTAATTACTGGCTGGGCATATACTAGCACCTGCTCATTGATAACTTGTAGCTTCCATATCTGAGGGGTATTCTCACGGGGAGCCTTAATGCCATGCTCTTTGGGGATAATGCGGGCATAGATAGTAGCACGCTCATACATGTTAGAGTAGCCCGGATAGATGCCCTGTGCAGCTTGCTGCCCCTCTAGCCACTCTAGCCAAGTACCACCTTGTGCATAAGCGGTGCTATCAATATACTGGCTAATCTGTGGCTTGTCAATGTAAGTGATGGGCTTGCCGGCGGCGGCTATGTTATCCCCGGTAGTAAGCATACTAACCCCATTTTTATTATTAATAGCCTCACTTACATTAAGGTGCTCTCTGTCTGCACTGTACTTATTCAGCATCCTCTTTAACTCTACTCTACCTATTAAATCAACATAACCGCCGTATTCACCGTGCTCGGCTACGTCTGCTGGTGCTACTCTATAGTCCCAGATGGCGTTATAAGGATCAATTCGTTTAGCTTTAGTTAAGAACTGCCTAGTCTCTAGTGTAGGATTACCCGCCATGGTGAATGTGCTAGCGAATGCACGGTTAAACTCAGCCATGCTATCCCAAACGCCTTCTAACCCACAGAAGTTATACTTAGCTGCATCCCTGAACAGTAGTTGAAAATGTCTAGCATAGCGTCCCTTAACGGCGTGGCTATCTACGATGGCTTCAAACTTCTCTGCTAATGCTTTATCCTTACTGTCAGATACTACTGGGAATATAGGATAACCAGACAAGAATACATCTATTAGGTAGGCAACGACTGAGTCAACTTGGGAGGCAATGATAGGGATAGTGGTGTCATCACTAGGGAGCAACTTCTGGAGGTCAACAGCGTTAACGGGCTGCTGGTCTTTAGCTAGCTTAGCCTTATAGCAGGCATAGGCGACATCTACCGCCGTCAGCTTATCAGTAAATTGTGTAAACCTTCTCTTTGCTTCTAATATGGAACTGCAGTATTTAACCAAACTGCTCTGTGATCTAGCACTCAGTATTAGTGCATTACCACTGCCTAGCTTACTTCCACTTCCTGCTTGAATATCTACCATTAGTATCCCCTTGAGTCTAAGAAACTATTATTGTCTACTACACCTACTTCATATATAGGCATATTACCATTCAAATCATCCTGCCCAACTAGCCAAGCATCTAGTATAATATCTTGGTAGTTAGCTCGAACATCTAGCCCATAACTACAGGCATCTAGAATATCGTCAGTGTTGTCTGTCCTATCAACCTTAAAGGCTAAGGCCTGAAACATGATGGCATTTCTAGTTTCCTTCCTTAAGCTATAGCTACCCTCTAGCACATTCTTAATCCATGCCCTTATCCTGCTGGTCTTATGCCTTCTAGCAGGTTTGACTTCCATGATAGTAACATTCTGTCCTTCTTCTAGCACAGCCTGCTCTAGGTGCCATTTAAGAGTTTGCTGGTAAGCTACTGTCTCTACGAATATATGAGTAGCCTTCCACTCTTGTGCTAATGCTAACGCTGCCTCAATGCACTCCCCCGGATTCATTATCTTAGCTACTATGCACTCAACTCTATAGTGAAAGGGAGCATACACCCTGTGTACTACTAGCACACTGTCATCACTGTTAGCCCTATAGCCACTTGGGTCAATAGTAATAAAGCACCCTATCGGCTCTTCTATATCTAATATCACACTATCAGGTAACTTACCTTCAGGAAGTAAACTTAACTTACCGCCGACAGGGATATTCATTACTTCACTGAACCATATGTCCCCTAGGCCTAGCTTATTATCATGTTTATACTCATCCAGCAATTGCTCTAACGTAAACATTTCTGGCCATAATGTAGCCCAATCTTTAAGCACTGCCCCTACAATGAAACTCTGCCACTGCACATGTAGCTTTAACTGATTCAATATACAATCTTCATTATACATATTACCTATGTATACAAGCAACGCCCGTTGCATATCACGGCATTTAATAAGCGTACCTGTTAACCACTCCATTAATGCGTCGTTCTCTGTCTTACTCTTAGCGCATTCCTTAGTTTGAATGTCATCCATGATGATTACATCTGGCCTAGTGTTAAGGATATTAAGACCACGGACAGAAGTACCAGCACCTAACGCCGCCAGCACTACTTCCTCCCCATTGAACTTACCTCTCTTTAGCCCCTTCGTATCTCGTACCAAACCTGACTTCCAGTTACCCCATATGCTTCTAACCTTACCTCCACTAAGCATATAGTCGACGTCATCCATCATATTATATGAGTGAGGCTCAGTGGAGCAAACCATAAGTACAAAGTGTGCGCGGTGGTACAAAACTAACCAGCATATAAGTAGCTTAATAAAGGTGGTCTTAGCATGGCCGCGGGGTAATCCTAAGCAGAACCTAAAGACCTTACTGGCATCCATCTGTAGGGTAGTGAATAGCTGCCAGAGCATGTGGTAATAGGGTGGGAAAGCTACTAGCTCTAACCCATCCCCTATCAGTAGAAACGTAAATAAATCTAAGTCCGCTTCGCATCTTTTCCTAATTTCTGCAACTGAAATGCTAGAACTTGAATCCTGTTTTTGTTGGCTAATGGCATTTTGTGTTCCTCCTGTCATTTAACTTTCTATGCCTTGTAACCTACCACGAATCTCTTTAGCTGTCAAGGGAATCATGCTCTGTTCCCCTATTTCAATTACCTCATTTCTTGCATTTGTTTGAATCTCTAATGGCTTCCTAATATACTCCGGCAGGTTTAGTGTAATGCTAACACTACTCTCCCCATTCCTACCTGACTCTCCTGCCCCACCTAAGCTTTTCTTCTTAGGGTTGTTCTTAGCCACTACATCAAGGGCGCGGCTTAACTCACTCATATCGGCGGTGCCTGCCCTCTCCTTAATCCCTACTAGCAGCATATCCTCTACACTGTCATATCTATCTTGGACTCTAATATCCCTCTCTAGCCTATCCCTACTCTTTTCCACTACCTTCTCTTTGAACTTGGTTAATCCACCTAACTGGCTAATGTAACTTAAACTAAAGCCAGTAGCACTAGAAACCTGCGCGGGGGTACAGCCAGCAGCCATTAGACTCGCTACTCGCTCCTGCTGTGGGGATAAGTCCCGTTCCTTAGATTGTAAGACTGTAGTCATGGTTGGACTGTAGCACGGATAAGGTAGCTTTACAATAACGGATATGCGATATCGAAAAATTTTTAGAAAATTATTGGAGGTTAGATTAATAGCCGCGAGAATCTAATGCTAAAAAAGGCCCCGTAGGGGGTAACTGTGTTGTTATATTATGACTGGAAGGAACAAAGTGACTGTCTTTATGTAATCAAAGCCTTGAGGGGTTATGGTTTGACTAGAAGGAACGATTAGTGACTGGCCTTATGTACTGCCTTAAACCGTGAGGCCCGAAGGAGATGCCTTTGGTGTTATCGACTGAGAGCCGCAGCTGGTAACAGCTAGCGAATACTTGGAGCTAGATGCAGCATGACGAACGTAGTGAGTCGTGCACCAGCGGAACTTAGCTTTAGGTTTTGACTCTAATGTAATGCCTCTAGAACTGTGAGCGTAGCGAACTATCTGTTAGCCTAATGCCTGTTATGTTTAGACTCTGTCTTTGACTTGCCGAACGGGAGTGAGGCTGAAAATTTGGCGTAAAAAATCCCCTGTTAGGCGGTGAAGCACTAACAGGGGACAGAGTGAAGCTAGGCTAGTCGAGTCGGACTATTAAAAGTCGTCATCCTCTTCGGTTGATGCTGCCTCAAGCATCTTACCCAGCGGCGCAGCAATCTCTACCATGTCTTCATCACTTACAGCATTGCCAACCGCTTCCAATAGCTGAATGATGCGCTGCTTATAAGCTGCGCTTGCCATGGTCAATGCGGTAGTATTAGATACTAACTTCTTGATTTTACCACTAAGCAGCGGCGCTATAGCCTGAAGCTTCGGCTACCTGAACCACTACAGCTACAGCAGCACGGAAAGCAATTAGTGCTGCACCCTGATTAGCGCGGCCTTCAGCGGCTTCGGCGGTCATTGCAGCCACATCGGCGGGCATCACAATTTCGTAGGCAGTAGTTCTGCCTGCATTGATATGATTACGTACGCGTGAGTTAATACCCAGCGCATGGCATTCAACTACTTGTTCAATTAGTTCGGCATTATCACCCGCTAGAATAGCTACTAGAGTGGCGGCGGTTGGTAGTGCTACGTTAGCGGATAGCTCACGCTTAGTGCCGTCGTCTAGCGTAGTGCGCGTTTTAATTACTTCTAGCGTGAAGCCTTCTGGTGCTACTGGTTCGGCTTGTTTGGTTGTGTCGTTCATGGTGTTGACTCCTATAGTCGTTTAAATGGGCGGCGCGGCCTGCCGCCTGGCATGGGGTGATTGTATATTAATTATGCCCGGCCTGCATTCTTTCGGTGCGCTCGGCAATGTGCCACATTAGGCTTTCATATAACCAAGCGGGCGCGCCTTCGTAGGCCAGTGTTTCCTGTATCCTTTCTAGCATGTGCCACTGGAACTCCGGTGAAGGTAGGCCATCGCGCAGGTAGCTAGCGATTAGGCTAGCAGGCTGTGTGTAGCCCATTTTACTATAAAGGACTATATATTGTATAAGTAATGCTCTCATTCTGTGACTCCTTTTCCCTGTTGGGATATGCGTATTATAGGGGTGTGAACACTGGTGTAAAGGGTATATTTTACCCCTTGTAGTGTAATTTTTACTCCTTGTGGTGCAATTATTACCCACAATGCTAGTGGGGGTATGTATTCTAGTGTGTATATATGCCACTAGGGTGAGTCATGATGCCACAGTAGCAAATCGTAAGGAATAGAGTCTATACTCAGACTAGCATATATGTTATACTCAGAGGTTATGTATGTGTATATTAGAGTTAGTAAGTAATAAAGAAATAGNAANAAAGANAAAANATTTTTTTTCTGGAACCGAAGGGGGGGGG